GTCATAGCCTTGCTTGATCAAGGTGTCCCGAATGGCGGCGGCTTTCTTGTTGTTGTAGTCAAAGTCGTTGAATCCAAAATTTGACCTGCCTTCTTTTAAAAGAATGTTGGTCATGTCATCTGCGTTGACTTTCACACCTGAAGCTTTTAAAGCTTTCATTAAATTGGCAATAGTTTCTCTGTCGTAAACTGTGTCCAATGTCTCTACAGATTTTCTTTTTAAATCTGCACGGCGGCCCGGTATTAAGTTTTCACTTGTAATTGGTTTGTCTACGGGCATGATCTGGTGAGATGTTTTAGCCCACCAAGCCGCATTTGGTTTTGCCGCCTCTTCCTTCAATTGGTTCATGGCAATCTGATACATCGGATGGCCGGGCGGGTAGTACGCACCTTTAGCTGTGTATGTCTTGTCTTCTTTCGCCATATTAATCCTCAGTAGTAGGCTACTTTTCTGCGGTAAGTCATAGGCTCATCTTGCTCATCTGAGTCAATAGAGATGAAGCCCCCCAAGCGAAACCGCATCAAAGCCTGACTGCTTGAATCGACAAGGTCGTCATGGTCGCCGTTGGGGAAAGAAGCTAACTCATCCATTACTTCCTCGGCCCATCGGGTTTCGGGACACCAAACAATTCCAGATGCAAACAGGTCAGAGATTGCGTTTACACGCGAGATCTTATCGTTTCCTTTGCCCGGCGTATACTCCGACATTGGAATTCCCATCTTTCTCATCTCATAGATGAGCGGAGCGCCAGCGGCACGCTTCTCAACAATCAGGGTATCCGGCTCAAATTCTTTCCACAACTCCAGAGCTTTCTGTTTTAGATCTGGAAACTCCATGCGTTCTTTGAAAGCGTCAAGCAAGATGATGTTTGGCCGCAGATCTCCATTTTTATTTGGATGTTGAAAGACACCCCACGTTGTGCAGGCTGAATAGTCGGCCCGGTTGTTCTTTTCAAACGCAGTATCCCAAGACTGGATGATGTATTCACACTGCGGTGGTCGAGATTCTTCCCAAATCTGCCAGTTTTCCCGCTTGATGATCGCGCCTTCTTCGGATGTGGGGTTCTGTTGGTACTGAGCCTCCCATTTAGAGACAGGAAGTTCAGATTTGAGAGCTTCAAGGGCTGTTTTAGACCAGAATCCGGGCCACAAAGGGTTTCCGTTGGGCATAATTGCCGGAAAATCAATGACTTCCCACTGATCTACACCCTCTTTAGAGGAATTTTTTAAAATTTGGCCGGTCAAGTCCCTCTTTGACCACCTTGTCATCACAATAATGATGGCTCCTCCCGGCTGTAGACGCTGACGAGGGCCGGAAGTGAACCATTCATAGACTCCATCAAACACGGCAGGGTTGGCTTGCTTGGCCTCCTGCTCAGAATGTGGGTCATCGATGATCAATAGATCAGCACCCTTACCTGTAACAGCGCCGCCAACACCGATAGCGAAGTAATCCCCGCCCATATGAGTGTTCCAGCGACCTGCGGCTTTTGAATCTGACGATAGCTTCGTCTGAAACACCTTCTGATACGTCTCTGATGAAACAAGATTCCTAACCTTTCGTCCAAATCCGGTAGCCAACTCCGCAGTGTGGGCGGTCTGGATAATCTTCTTATGAGGAAACTTCCCCAAAAACCACGCAGGCAACAAGAATGAAGCAAACTCAGACTTGGTATGCCGGGGAGGCATGTTGATAATCAACCTCTTGAGTTCCCCACGGGCAACACGCTCAAAGGCATCTGCCATCACTTTGTGGTGAGCGCCTGAGATAAACACAGGCCACATCTGCGTCACAAAATACAAGAATGATTCCTTGCTCCGTTCAATCTTATCCATCTCCAGCAGAGCCTGAATCTTTGCCCGGTTCTCAGGCGAAGCCTTCGGAACCATTGCCAAGTACTTTGTAATCTCTGCGTGGGTCAGCAAACTCATAGACGAACAATCTCCCGTGCGGTAGTGTCCACTAACTTAATGGCATGAAACTTATAAGGCTTCGTCACCAGATGACCTTCTGTTTTCAATCTATGAACAATCCTGTGTATGTTTGATTTAGATTTCAATCCAATACCCCGAGCAATCACCTCATAAGACGGAGACACGCCGTGCAACCGGATGTATGCACGGATGAAGTCTAAGACTAACTGTCTGCGTTTGCTCATGCTTCGCATTCTCTCTGATTCATATGAGGGCGCACTGCCCAGCACGGTGACTAGCCGTCCAGTTGGGTTGTCATCCACAATACGCCTTCATATGAATGATCTGAGTTTAAACGCAAATACGAACGTTCGCAAGATGTTTTTTGAAAATATATATACCCCCGGGGGGTGTTGAAATGAAAAGACATAGGGGGGCTTTCTGGTGGAAATGTTTTGGGAGAGTGGATTAGAGCGTAATAGGCGGAGGGGTGTCGAGTCACCACAAGTGGCCCTCGGGGGGCGGTGGGGCACGGCTAGCCTACGTTTACACGCACCTCATGAGGCACAGCTTCCTCTGTAGCTGAGTCGTTTAAACGGGTCAGTGACTTAGCGTCTACATCTAGCACTGATGCCTTGGCACTGTCTAACAGCTTGATGTGCCCTGCCAGTTCTCTCTTCAACTGCTCTGCGGTGATCACTGCTTTGTCTTGTACGTCTGTCGGGGTGAACAGCCCTGCCGCTTTGCCCATCAGTTCCAGTGCTTTCAGTTTCGTACCTTCCTGCTTTGCCCCTTTGCTCAGTGCAAGCAGTCCCTTCAACACATACCTTTTGGATGCCGCCAAGTCCTCAGACAGGTGTTCTGCTGTCTCTTCCCATGCATCTTCTAGCACTCTCTTGATCCTTGGGTCTTTCATCAGTTTGTTCGCTGACGCTGAGATACTTGCATCTGATCCTGTGTCATTTGCATAGGCATCCCTGTATGCTGTCCTGAGGCTTTTCCCCTGTATGACACCCTGACAGAACAGGACTTGACGTGGGCTTAGAGGCTTTGGTCTTCTTATGTCTGACCCTCTGTGTTCTCCATCTTTTCTTAGTCTTGGACTCTCTGCGGCATGGGCTAACTGTTCCGCTTCGCTAAGGTCTGCATCGGCCTCATCACCCTCAAGCCAATCGTCCGCCTCAAGTGCATCGTCCAACTCCGCCCTGTACTGATCTGCATTTACCTTGGTCATGTTTAAACGCCCCCGCTGTTATTACACCCAACACCATCACCACACACTAGCGCATGGCAACGCACTGTTCGCATTATACAGTTATCCACAGGTTATCCAAGCCTGTGGATAAGTCCGAAAGTTATCCACAGGTTCTTCATTTTGGTGCAGTTAGGGTTTACCCACGTTATCCACAGCAGGCTGAAAGTTATCCACACAAAATGTGGACAAAAACGGGGTAGTTATCCACAAAATAGGTAGAAACCCTATGGCCTCTAGAATCGATTTTAAGGGGTCTAGGAGCGTCCGTTTTGGTTTTAAGCACCCCTACCCTACCCCAACCCGTTTTGAACGATCCTGAGCCGTTCTGAGCGTTTTTTAATACTTTTCGTCCAAGTGTTACATTTTTAATTAAATGAATACTTTGTAGTTCAAACGTCACAATGGCTTGCAACTAATAAAGAATGTCATCAGCCGTCACATAATAACCCCACAGTTTAGTCAGGTTAATATCGTGGGTGTTTACACGGCAATAGCGTTGACGCATAATTGAGGCTCAGACCTACCGCTTTGACCCTGTCGATGGAAAGACAGGCAGACCTACCCGAAAGGATGGTCAGAGAGGGCAAATCTTTGCAATACCTCTCTAGTGCGCAACCTACCATGCCCCGTGACGGTCTGACACGGTGTGCAGAAAGAAAGAGCTTAGTCTGATGCCATTCGGCATTGGAGTGCGCTCTTGCACTGTATCGGAGACCTACCATGAAAAAGCTTTTAGATGCATACCAAGCCAACCCCACATTGGCAAACGCAAAACGTGTGTTCATGTATGACTGGAAACACGCATTCGCATCCATCTTACTTAGCCCTGCTGACCAAGCCCTGCTTCAGCAGATCATTGCACGTTACAACAGAGAGGGTTGAACCATGTACACCGCACAAATTGACCGCTTCGGCAACATCATTGTTTGCAAGGGTGACCGTGAACGCAACGGCTACCGCATTTTCTTCTCAGGCACATACAACGAATGCTTGAACCGCAAACTGATTGCCGCATGACATTTCAGCGTGATGCCCCTCCGCACGGGGGCATTGCAGTGCAATGTCGCACTACTACGGAGACCCACAATGAGCATGATCATTTTCAAAACCAATTACGGCACGTTCCATACTGAGGCTGACGGTCGCCTGTCAGGCCACACCTTGACCATCACTGGTAAACGCAAGGATGGCAAATACATGGTGACCCATGCATTCGGCTCAGGCAAACGTATTCGCAAGGTTTACACCACAGATCAACTGATCGTGGAGATTGCCAAGCATGAGCCTAAATATGCCGAGTCATTAATCTGAATTTTCACCGTGATGCCCTGCGGGTCAGGGCATTGCAGTGGTAATTTTGCCACCCTTTGGAGACCTTCAATGAACCTTCCATCTATCCATGCCAACCGTGAGGATTGGCTCAATGCCGCAGTCGATGAACTGCGTCCCTTTTTCTCTTCACGTGGCTACACGTTACCCGCTGAGATTCGGGTTGCCTGTGCCTACCCAACCAATGCAAAACGCTCAGGATTTAAGGTGCTTGGCGAGTGCATCCCCAACACCAACAGCGCTGACGGGCATTGGGAAATTTACATTTCCCCCATCCTCGACAACCCTACCAAGGTGACCGAGACCTTGATCGCCCAACTGTGCCGCACGGCTAAGGGTGCGTATGCCATCACCAATCAGGCTTATGCCAAGGTTGCCGAGGCCATGCTGATTTACCCCGATGGCACACTGTCCAACCCCTACAAAAGCGTGATGCATGGACAGGCTTTCATCGATGCCTATCAGGCCATCATCGATTCACTGGGCATCTACCCACACGCCAAGGTTGACGTGTCCAGTCACAAGTCACAGGGCACACGCATGTTGCTTGCCAAGTGCCCAACATGCCAATGCAGTATTCGCATGACCGCCAAGTGGGTATACAACGCCCACGGTGACGTTGAGTTACCCACCTGCCGCTGTGGCGACATGTTCGCCCTCGCATAACCCGTTTAAACACTAGGAGAGAATCAAAATGAACAAACCTCAAACAACCCGTGAACGTCTGCTGTCCGTTCCCATTGGCAAAATTGTTGGTGCTACCACCGCCCACGGTGCGCCCTCCCATCTCAACACCAAGCTTGACCGTGTGGCTTGGCTTGCCGAGCAGATCGACAATGGCAACATGACCATCGATCAGGTGCTGAATGCCACGCCTGTAGTGCAGTCACCCGTCACCATTGACACTGCCAAGATCGATGCCCTCGAGGCTGTCGCCAACCGTGCCCATGCCTACTCATTGCAGAATTTTGATGCAACCCGTGCCCTCGAGGGTTCGGTCATGGCTGTAGCGGGTGACATTGCCAACGTGCGTCTGACCCTTGACCAGATTGCCAAGGCACAGGCCAACTCAATGGTTGACGATTCCAAGGTTGCCGCTGACGTGGCCTCTGCTGTTGCCAAGGCGTTTGCCCCCTTCCAACAGGCCGTGATCGATGCCAACGCTCAACAGGCTGTGGCCTCCGCAGTTTCTGCCACTGTCGTTGACCGTAAGTCTGCGCTTGACGTGTTCGGTGTTGACGTGCGTGATGCCCACGATAACCCTGTGATGGTTGACCTGTGGGATGCAGTCGATGCCCCCGCAATTGACCCTAATTTTGTGTGGTCTGAGAACATCTTGCAGTACCTGTTGTTGGCTCAGAACAAAGGTGAAAACCTGTGGTTCGGAGGTGAAAAGGGCACAGGCAAATCAGAGACAGCAAAGCAGTTTGCCGCCCGTACAGGCCGCTCATTCACCCGCATTAACTTTCACAAGTACACCACCACCGAGGACTACATCGGTTCGGTTGGCCTTGAGAATGGTGCGACAGTGTTTAAACGTGGTGCATTCCTGACGGCCTTCACCTCACCCTCGACAGTGATCCTGCTCGATGAGATCAGCAACTGTGATGCGGGCGAACTTGCCCCCCTCAACGGTCTGCTTGAACCCAACAGCACTGTGAACTTCGGGGGTCAGGTTCAGCGCAGGGCACAGGGCGTATTGGTCTTTGCCGCTGACAACACCCTGACCAACGGTGACGCATCAGGACGCTATGCAGGGACACGTCAGATGAACTCATCATTGGCTGACCGCTTCGCCCATGTGGTGACCTTTGAGTTCCTGCCCTTTGACCAAGAGGTTGACGCATTGGTCAAACACACTGGTTGCCATCAGGCTTTGGCCTGTCACATCGTCACTGCCATCAATGCCGCCCGTGCCAAGGTTGACACTGGTGACATCATCGATGCCCCATCGATTCGCTCTGCACTAGCTTTCATTCGTGGCCTGTCAGTGCTGAGTGTCGATCAAGCTTGGCGTTCTGCCATTACCGCTCGGCAACCCGCTGAGTCCCGTGCCGCCCTTGACGCAATCAAGGCCGCATACATCAACGAAAAAGACATTCAGTCTTGGTTATAAGGAGAGAACAAATGTTCAAAGCAAAGTACTACGGTTGGGAATTCAAACCCGCCCTCACTGCGGCAATTCACAAGATTGCCTCTGACCTCAGCCTTGGCTCTGTACGGGTGACGTTCCGTAAGGACATCCCCACTGCGGCCATCAACCGTCAGGGTCAAATCTTCATCACCAACATTGCAGACGATGCCGTGTTGACCCGTGCAGACCTCGAGCAATTCACTGGCTTTGCCCTGCATGAGTTGTTGCATTGGAAGTACACCAACTTTAATGCCATCGACAACAGCGCAGTGAATTACTTAGTCCAACTGCACAACGCCCTCGAGGACGCATTCATTGAGAACACCGCAGTCGAGCGCAGACTGACAGGCAATGTCGAGCAACTGCTCACAACCCTGATAGATCGCATGGCCTCCGAGGGGTTGGCTGAGGTGACCGATTGGTCTGACCCCCGTCAATATCCCTTTGCCCTTGCCGTCTATGCTCGCAAGCATGGCACTGTCAAGATCCCATTGGCTAAGGGTTTGAAGCCCCTGTTTGACGTGGCTTGCAAGCGTTTAAACAATTGCTCTTCAACGCATGGCACATGGAATGTTGCAGAGTGGTTGTTTGACGAACTGTGCAAGCTTCAACCTCCCGAGCCGCCTGTGAATCCTGAGCCGCCCGCTGAACCGCCAACAAATCCAAGCGATCAGCCCGCTGATGATGGCAACCCCTGTGACGATGGTGACCCATCCGATCAAGAGGGCGGCAACAAAGGTGACGATGGCGATACCCCTACAAAGGGCGAGAAGCCCCCTACAAGCCCCGATCAGGGCGAGGATGAGGTAGGGGATGCCAAGTCACCCGTTAAGCGCACCAAGACCCGTCCTGATGGCGGCAAGGTCAAGGTGATCGTCAACCCCCGCTCGACTGAGCCAACGCCCAACGTGCCCGAGGAAGCAAAGGCAGGGGGTGCTAGTGGCGAGTGGGCTGTTGCCCCCGACACCTATCACGTGAGCAACGGCACTGTTGCCCAATGGAAAATCAACTTCTAAGGAGAGAGAACATGGTTCCCGCAAAGCTTCGTTATGAGATTCGCAGGATGTTTGAGAACTCAGGCACTGAGGAATTCAACATCAACCGCAAGCAGGGTTCGCTCAACATCAACGCCTTGGCTAACATCGGTCACAGTGACCGCCTGTTTAAACGTAGGTCTGAGGTTGCAGGTACGGACTCCGCTGTCACTGTGGTGATCGACTGCTCGGGATCGATGGACGGTGATCGTATGCAGAACGCTGTCGAGGTCTGCTATGCACTGCTGTTGACCCTCGGTCAGGCGGGGGTGTCAACCAGTGTGGTGACGTTCTCAGGTGTGGTGTCCGTCCTCAAACCTTGGTCGATGCCCTACCAAAAGGCCAAGCCACTGCTTGAGCGACTCAACGCCAATGGCGGCACGAATGACTATGCCGCTCTAAACTTCGCCCACGGTATGCTGTACCGCAGACCCGAGGCACGTAAGGTCTGCTTTGTCCTGACGGACGGTGAGGGTGACCCCGAGGCAACCCGCTTGCAATGCGAGTCAGGCGCTCGACTCGGTGTGACAACCATCGGCATCGGCATCCAACAGGATGTGACTCAGGTCTACCCCAACGCTGTGCAGATCGACAACCTCGCAGACATGGGCACAGTCGCATTCACCAAGCTTAAGCTTGCCGCTTGAGGGGGTTACCCCTCACCCTTTAAAAGAAACCAGTAGCTAGGAGAGAACAATGGTAATTATGCCCAACGATCCCCGTGCCATTCGTGGCAACTTCAACCGCCCACGCACCAACAAATTGGTGAATACAGTGACCAAGCAAGTAGACACATGGGGCGAACCCTGTGACCACTATGAGGCGGGTTGCCCCGTCTGCGAGGCATGGAAGTTATTTAATAAGAACTTTGCCGCCCCATCAGTCGATGAGGTTATGGTAGTAATTAAGACACTGCGTTTAAACGAGGGAGAGTAATCATGGCTAATGAAATGAAGTTGGCGTATGAATTTGTGCGTCAGGGTATATGGGATGAGGACGACTTCATAGCCTTTGTGCTTGATGTTGGCCTTAACTTTATGGGTAAGAAACGATACAACGAACGGAAAGAAAACAAATGAGCAAAATTAAATTATCGGTTGAGTTGCTTGACAACGATGTCAAGAGTGCGGTCATCAACATTGGTGCGAACAATGGCTATGTTGAGGCTTTCATAGCGGAGGATATTCTGCACGTTAACGTGTTCAACAGGGAGGGTGACGTAGTGCATAGCTATGGCATCACAACCAAGGACTTACGTGCTAAGGGCGTTTGGACTACGCCCAAGTTTGAACCAACCCTAGACTGAGGAGGATGATCATGAACGAAAAAATCTACGCATACCTGACCAAGTTACGTGCCAGTGGCCGCATCAACATGATGCACTCAGGCCAGTACTTGGAACGGGAGTTTGGCCTGACCCCCCGTGAAGCCAAGACCGCAGTACTTCACTGGATGACCACGTTTAAACGGGAGAAAACAAATGCTTGAAATTATCAAAACCAATGATGGATACATGGTTCAAAAGGATGGCGAGGATTACATCTGTGATGCCAATGGCGACAACCTGTGGGACACCTATGAGGAGGCCGAGGCGGTGTTCTATGGCGTTCCTAAGCTTAAAACCTACAAGGTATGGGCACGTAGTATCTCGCACGTATACGCCCTGATTGAGGCGGCAGATCATGAGTCGGCATGGGATAAGGCCAAGGACATGGACGGGTCAGATTTTATTGACTCAGGCCACGGTGATTGGGACTTGGTAAGCACAGAGGAGGTGACATCAGAAAACAAGCCCGCTTGCCTGTACTGCGGGGGTAACTGCCCCAATGATGAGGATCATGCCTGTGATGGGTACTTAGGCGACATTGACGGACTTTATTCTGAGGTGACACCATGAACCACACTAAATGGGAGAAACTTGAACGGGCATTGTTCCTGATCGGGTTGGTTGTCGTTGTGCTAGATTTGTTTTACTGGAGGCCATGATGTTTAAACACATAACACCGCACCCTTGGTCTGTTGGCAGACGTGGGATGCAGACCTCTAATTCCGTATGGGGTTATGAGAATGACTACGGCATTCCGCTTGTCGCTGAGTGTCACGGTAAGAACATACCGACTGCGACTCAGAGAGCAAACGCCCGTCTGATCTCTATCGCCCCGCAGATGTTTGAAATTATTCAGCGCCTGACCAATAATGAGGAAGCGCAGATGTTAGTCAAGTACATGGAGGCCGATCATGGAGATCAAGAAACTGAGTGACATCGACAACAAACGATTGGGTGACGGTTACCGTGGCCTTGTGGATTACTTGTTGACCACAGACCTAGATAACGAGTCGCTGATTGGCATCCTGTTCAAAGCCGCTATGGAGTTGGTCGTGACTCAGGACTATGAACGTGACGAGGTTCTGTCTGTCGTGGCGGCTGTCTATGACATGGAACGCATCATGCACCCGACATCGGATGAACTGCACTGATGAAAGTCAAGGCCATCACCCAATCTGATCCCACGTTCCTCAAAACCGTTTACAAGTATGACGCACTGGTTGACCTAGTTAACCATGAACGCTTCGTAAACACTGGCGAACGATTCATCATTTACCGTGCCAAACTATGGAGGGTTTACAAAATGGGGAAAGACAGAGAGCCACGCCTGTGCGGCTACTTTCCGAACTTTCACCAAGCAGTCGCCACTGCACAATAAAAAAGGGGAGCATTAGCTCCCTTTTTTTTGGCCTATACATTACCGTTTAAACGCATCCAGCATGAGCTTTCAGGTTACCAGCGTAATGTTTAAACAACGTCAACAAAGATCGGTGTCCGTTCACCAACGTAAGCACCCATGACGTTAAATTCCACGTACTCCATCACGGTCATGATGTCATCGTCACCGATCAACTTCGCCACAACGTCACAGACCTTGTTGTAGTCGTATGCGATCACATCCTCTTGACCGATACGATGAGACACCCCGAGGATGGCCTCATCAAATTCGGGTTCGCTCAGGAATAAAAAATCACGGTCACCGTAGTCGTCAACAATTTCTTGTCTCCTGTTTAAACGTGGTACGTCAATGTTGGCAGGCTCATCTGGTGAGCCAGTGTTTAAACTGTCAGAATGCATCTAAGTTCTCCGAGTAAGTTCCTGCTGTCTTGTTGTACAGCATAGTTGTTTCACCTTGTGTCCCTACCCAACGGTAACGACACTTCCATACTGCGATCTCAACGTGGTGATCTTTACGATGCACCGTCAAGCCGCAATCCGTTTTCGCCCACCAAGCCATCGATCCCGCAATCGACATCCCGTCAGGCCGTGGCTGTTCCACCCCTTGGCGGGTGATCTTAGACGGGTGAGCAATGAACCATGTATGCACGTCATGTGCCTTGCAGAACTTCTGCACACGGGTGAGCATATCGCTGATAGCGGCTGTCTCTGTGCCGTCACCCCGTGGCAACTCAATGTAGTTGTATGGGTCAATGATCAGGCCACGCACACCCATGCGCTTGACTGCCGCCCGTGCCCTCTCAAGGATGGAGTCCAACGTGCTTGGCTCTTCTCCGTTCGTATCGATGAACAGGAAATGATCCTTGACGAATTTAAACGCCTCATCCCGCTCGCTCTCCGACATCCGATCCCTGCCCTCAAAGAATCGTTTCTTCATGTAGATTTCCATCAGGCGGCTGATGTGAATCTCAGGCTGATTCTCAAACGAGCAGACCGCAAACTTCCAATCATGTGTCCGTGCAAGGTTGACCATGATCTGATCAATGAAGTTGGACTTACCCGATGATGGATACCCTGTGACCACCGTCAACTGACTCGGTGCTACCGTATAAATCTCATCGACAGATGTGAAGCCCGTTGAGAATCCCTTACCCGTTCCCTTCGTATAGAGGTCGTTTAAACGGTCAAAGTACGTGGACGCATCGCTGATGCCCGAGATCGGGTACGCCATTGCGGCATCGACCACCGCTTGGACTGCCCCTACCCGAGAGGGGTCATCGAGGTGAACCTCGTTTAAATCCTTCTTGTCAAACTTGGCTAACCTGCATTTCTCTTTTCCAATTCTTCGGGCTAGTTCTTCTGCGAGTGCTTGCCCTGCGGTGTCTTGATCTGTGGCTAGAACTACATACGGTGCGGCATCAAATACATCTCGGGCATTCCATACATAGGAGAACCGCTTGTCTTCTGACGGGAGAACCTTACCGTCTGCGACTTTGATTGGCGCTCCGCTTGGTACGCTGACCACGTTATCAATGCCCAACTCCATCAATGTCAGGCAGTCGATCTCACCCTCTACAATGATGATGGGCTGACCCTTCTTGACCAAGTCAATACCAAAGAAGTCATGTGCCCCGCCCGAGTCTTGGGTGAAGTCTTTCTCAGGGAATGATCTGTACTTGGCGGCTACCAATGCACCCTGTCTGTAGTAAGGGAAGCCAATGGCATCTGCGTTCTTGCCTAGTTTGCTAAAGTATTTCTCAGCGGCAAACAACTTCATCTTGTCTGCGGTCTGTGCTGATATGCCCCGTTGGGCTAACCATTCGTAATGCGTTGCTTGCAGTTTGTTTGAAACGATTGTTGGGTTTGGTACGGCTGACAATTTTCTCTCCTGTTGTGGTTGGACTGAGCCGCTAGTCTGACAATGATGGCAGTGAAACACGACCGCCCCGTCTTGCTTACGGGTTAAGGTCATGTCTTTCTGATTTGATTTTCTGCGTTCGGCAGAACAGTATGGGCAAGCTACCCTTGTTGATTCG